AGGTCAAGGCGCTTATCCTGGCCTTGCTCGAGCATTAGCAATGTGTCGGGATCGATTCCGAACAGGCCGGCATAGGCGGCAGCCACGTATGGCTTTTGCTCCTTCATTTTCGCAATGAAGCTATCGAACTTGGCTGCGGGCCCATCGCCGGTCACGCCTAGCGAAGACAGCAGATTGTTCGTACCGGGACTCAGGCGCAGTGTGCGCGCGAAGCCCTCTAGCGAAGATTGCGCTTGGTCGGCGGTTAGCCCGATCTGCGCGGCCGCATAACGCAATCCCATGATGTTACCGGCTGCTTCATTGGTTCGCTGCGAGGCGTAATACAGCTTTTCCATCTGCGACGAGATAACAGCCACGCCAGCCACGATGCCAGTCGCGGTAGCGGCCACAGCTACGCCGGCCAACTGCACGCCCTTGGAGACAGTTTCAACAGCCGTGACGAACTTCTTCATGCCGACTTCATCAACTTTGAAGCCTAGCTTGACGAGGAACTCGCGCAATACCTCTTCGTTCATTGTCGGTCTCGGTCTGCGGCTTCCTGAAGCCTCGTCTGATTCTCAAAGCGCACGCTGAGGATGTCGTTCATGATCGCGATATCCTCAAGACCCAGCGTGCCGTCCATCATGGATTCGTACTTGCACATCCCGTTATCGAGAGGTCGCCACAACCAATCCTCGCCGTCCGGCATCGAAACTAGTGCGACACGCGAACCTATACGATCGCCGCCGAAATCTAGGCGGCGCCGGGAAAAAAACCACTCATATTCCCCTGGATCACGGCAACAGCAAGCTGAATCATTTGCGGCATCGTGATGTCTTGGAACATGAGTTGACCGGCATTGTTGACCACGCGAGCCGGTGCCGATGCGCCTTGTGAGCGCGCACACACCGCCAGGCAGGCGTCGATGATGTAGTTAACGTCCTCGTCGCTCATCTTCGAGAGGATTTCTGCGATCGGCCCAACGCTGTCGAGCAAATCGCCTTTATCAGCGGATTTCATTGCCCCAAGGCCGGGCAGCAACGGCGCCAGCCGACGTGCCACGTGGAATTGCTTGCGCACATCCATCTGTCCGATGCGATACGAATTGCCGCCGATTTCAATAGGTTCGTTCATGGCTTACACCGCTGCGAGCGCTTGGTCCATCACGCCGATATCAAAATTCCATTCGATCATGCCGGCTTCGGCTGCGTAGGTGTTGCTCGGCACCTTGGAGAACGCGACCTGTTGGCATGAATACTGGTCGCCGCGGACAATATCCGAAGCGGCGACAACGTTTTGCCCCCAGTTGGCAGAACTGGTGCGCTGAAAGCTGAGCATGGCCATCAGCAGGCCGTTCGTCGGCGATGTCTTCTGTAGGCGTACCGTCGCCTTGCCCCCCTTGCTGGCGATCAGGCTATGCATGGCGTCTCCGCCGGCGCCAATGGTCATCTTATTGACGTCTTCGACAGCCTCAAAGGTCACGCCTTCCTTAGCATCGCCCGCCACGTTGCCGAGCGATACCGATCCTCCGGGCCCCGTGATCGTCATAGTGAAATCTAGAAACGAATAAACACTCATGAGTGGTCTCGATTAGGGATTGACGTTGATGGCGAAGTCGGCAAAATGCACGGCGCCGGCCAATTTGAAGGCGATCTGGAAAGGAACACTCTTGCGCGCAGCACGGTCGGCCTGGCTTTGCGAGGCGACCGGCGGTTGATAGACGTAGAAGCCTTTGGGCAGGAAATCGCCTTGATTCAAGGTGCCGAAGCCGCCGCTATTCCACACGCCCGGAGCCCCGAGTCCGTTGGTCACGTACTGCTGGCAAATGGCTTCGAGTTGCAGCGCCAAGATGTGCATACCCGCGTCGGTCTGCGGTATCTTCGTGGCTGCCGTATAGAGAGCGTTGTACAGCGCTGTTTGCGCGTCGATGACCAGCGCATCCATGCCGACGATGGTGTCGATGAACTGACCGGACGCAACTTTGGCCGGCTCGATAATCGCGGTATTGTTGTTGTAAGCGACGTAGACGTTACAGTTCTTGCCCTCAAGCGCGGCCATCTGCGTGGTGTTGAGCGTTTCCGCCTGCACGCCTGGCTCCTGCTTGTACATCAGCGTTATCACGGTGTTATTGCCCGTGTAGTCCACCGTCAACTGACGACCCAGCAGCGAGTTCACTGCGAAGGCGCTGTTGCTCGAAAACTGTGTACAGGTCTTGTTGAACCCGAGCGCCTGAAGCTGTGCGGCAATGTCGGTCGTCGTGACCGAGTTGAGTACGCCCGCTTCCTGCGTCGTCACACCGTAGAAGTGCTTGTTGGTCGTGGCTTCGATAAATGCCGCAAGCGCGAGGTGATCACTATCGGCTGCACCGCAGACCGTCAAGCCATACCATTGCTGGCCAAACTGGTTATCGAAGAGCGCAGCGGCGGACACCGCAGACTCCGCTGCCACGCCCGGCGCCACAAACGCACCTGACGATGCAGCGGTCATGCCGAGCATCGAAGAGATGTCCGTCCCGGAGCCGCCGCTCAGCGTTGCGCCCGAAGGCGTCGCCACCGACGCGGCGAGCGTGAATGAATTGCCGGCCGTGCCGGCCGTCTTGTAGACGACTTGGAGCGCCGTGCCAGCTTGGTTGACGGAGTAGACCGCCTTCGACAGATTCGTATCGGTGGACTGATTCAGGAACGTGACGGCAGCGGCAAGCGTGGCCGCCAACGTCGTGCCGATCAGGATTTGATTGCCGGTTGTGAGCGCGGTAACGAAGGTCACCGCCGTACCGCCAATCGTGATCGTCGCTGCGGCGCTCGGGTTGAGCGTGAACGTCAGCGAGCCGGATGCGGTAGGCGCACTGGCAAAACTGAGCGTCGAAGTGGCGCCGGTCGTGCCGTCGGTGATTTGGAATTGCGCGAAACTCGAATTCCACACGCAGGTCGAGCCGGCGACGGCCGCAGCCAAGGCCGTCTGGATCAGTGCGGCAATACCGTTGAGATTCACCGACGTGCCGAAGCTGGCCGGCGAGATCGTGTAGGGCGATCCGTTGATCGTGATCGAGAAGGCCGGCGCCGTGATGGCCGTCCACGCCGACATCAACTGCTGCGCAACCGACAGTGACGCGCCGAACAGTTGTGCAGCCGTCGCGGTTTGTGCCCAGCGACCGATCAGGACATTCGCCGGCTGGGGCAACTGGCCGAACCAGTCGACAGCGGCCAGGTATTCAGGTGCAGTAGTACCAAAATCTCCAGCCACCGCAGTAATCCCGGTGTACGAACGCATACGCGATGCCACGTCGATCACGGGCGACGAACCCAGGATCAACTCGGTATTCAGGTTCTGCGCCTGAGCCGCGCTCGGCGACAGATTCACCGTGCCCTGAATCAACCGCGAGATAGGAAGTTGAGCCGTCGTCATTGTGCGATCCCAATAGAAAAAGCCCGCACGCGGCGGGCTCGATAAATCGTTGTGTGAGGTGTTATTGCGAGACTGAAAAAGGCTGCGTAAGCGGGTCGGAATTCACGGTGCCGTCAGCGGACAGCACATTCAGCACGGCATAGGTGCGGGTTACTTGGCGGCGCACTCGCACCTGGAGGTCATACCGGCGAATCCACTGCTCATTGAAGAAATCTGGAACAGGCAGCACTCGCCCCGTTTCGACGAGGGCTATTCCGTTGCCGAGCAGCGCTTCATTGTTCTGCGGCACCATCGCACCATCGGCCATCGTGTTGGCATAACGCATACCATTCGGGCCGTAGAAACTCATCAAGACATCGATGATCTGGTTGCGGATCAGCGTGTCGCTGCCGTCTCCCGTGCCATCGTGTTGAATAGTCGGAAAAACATCCCGATCGGATTCCGACACGCCGAGCGCACACCAGTTGGTGCTAACTGGTGGCTGGAGCGGGACCGTAGTTTGCCAGCGAGGGCGAACGAGCGAACCGGCCAACCCGGTGATGCCGACGACCCATGCCTGAAATATCGCGTCTAGGTCAGCATCTTCCAGAGGCGGAGACGCGACTGCCGGCGCTAGATAGCCGCCCGTACTCGAATCGTTCGCCATGGATCAACCGGTCAGAGAAATAATGGTGCAGGTCGCGGCCACAAAGCCGCGGCCATACGTTGAATAATCGTTGACGTTCGTCACCGTCCACTGATTGCCCTGCCAAGTCACGATGTCCGCATCTAATCCGCATTGCCCATCGGTCAGGCGGAATTGTGTGTGGACGGTGATCGTGTCGGTGATCTTCGTGCCCTCTGCCACACGGCGCAGCACTGAGCCATCAAGGCTCGTCACGACGCCATAGAATTTCTTGCATTTCGGCGTGTCGATCGCGATGCCATTGTCGCCAACCGTCTGCATGTTGCGCATTACAGACAAGCCCATATCGACGAACTCTGGATCCAGTAGCACGTCGCTGACGTCGAGCAATGGCATGGGCTATTTCTTGCGAAGAACGTACGTGATGGCGTTGCGCAGACCGCCGGTTACAACCAGCGTATTTTCCTGCGTGATGCCCCTAGCCTTGCGAGCCGCGATGGTCCGCTTGGCAAGCTCAGGCTGGATATTGCTGTTGATCTTCCGCTTAACGGAGTTTTGGGCGACGAAACCAGCCGAGTTAAGGGCTTTCTCGATACCAGCTTGAGATCCGTCTAGCGCAGAATCGGCGGCCTTCCCAAGTTGGTCGGCTACCTTGCTTTGCACCTCATCAACACCCGGCACGAGAAACGGACGCGCGGGGATGTTGTTGATCGGCGATCCCTTCTCTTGGATGTAGCCGATGGCCGCGTTGCTGATCGGGCCGTCTTTACGATCTGGAGCGCTGTCCGGGATGCCCACCAACACATCCTGCTTAACCAGATCGGCAATAGCCTTCAGAACCTTCGACATCTTGTCGGAGGTCATTGAGGCGCCGGAATCCATGGTTTTCCTAGACTTGCAAGCCACCTGCACCGAACATGCGGCCAAGGCCGATGAAGCGGACACCATAGCTGGTCAAATTCCAAAACCCCGCGTCGGTCAGCGTCGCGGCGCTCGTGTCGTAGCCAACACTTACCTTGTCGACGGACTTGGAAGCGGTCGGCCCTTTCAGCTCGCCGGGGATGCCGCCAACTTCTGCCGCCATTTGATCGCGCGCAGAAAGCACAAGGTGGTGCGCCGTGAATAGCTCTAGACCGAGATTCGTGAGCGGCCCCCATCGAGTGGCATTCACCATCGATACGGCGACAGTCAGCCACGCTTGAACGAGCACGTTCGGGTATCGCTCGACATCAGCGAACTCGGGGAAATCGGCGCGAAACTGGTCTGGATCCATGCTTTACGCCTTTGCGTGGCGTCCGGGTTTGCGTTTGTCAGGCTCGGCGCCGTTAGCATCAGCGCCGTCAGGCGCTTCGTCGGTATGCAGCCGCACAAACCAATGATCGCTGTATTCAGCGGGGATTGCGTCGCCAGCTACGAAATAAAGCGGCCGGCAATCGTCGCGGGTGAGCGTGAAATCCTGATTGGCGATACGGGTCATACTGCTTTCCTTGCGAATTCGCCGAAGCATTTCTCCTCGGCAGCTTTGCGTGCGGCGGCGGCATCCTCGATAGAATCAAAGTATCCGAGATGGATAGCTTCTCGGTCAACCATGATGCGAGCTTGCCATTTTCCATAGTGCTTGGCGAAACCGACTCCACGAATCCCGCACGCATTGTTGCGATGCGTTTTTCGGTTCTGCATGTTTTGTT